AGATCAAAATGAGTTACGAACAAACATTAGTTAAAATAATTGAACCTATTAAACGTACGACTATAACTCGTATGAATAGAGGTAAAAAATGGCAATATGGATATAATAAAGAACACGATATTATCGTTATATCAAAAACTGGTAAAATTGGTGAAGTCATTGAGCTGCAAGGTTTGCGCATTGCTCTGCCGTTGGAACCAGTGCGAGTGCACGTGCACAGTAAAAACAAATGGCAAAGGTTAGAATATCCTAAAGAATTATCTAAACTAAAAAACATATTTGACTGGCGTAGTTATCCTGAAGAAGCTAAAGATCAGTGGTATGATTACATAGATGAAGAGTTTAAGCGAAGAGATGAAGGTTTTTGGTTTAAAAACAATGGTAAGTCAACATATATAACAGGTAGTCATTACATGTATTTACAATGGAGTAAAATAGATGTAGGTGCACCTGATTTTAGAGAGGCTAATAGATTATTCTATATATTTTGGGAAGCATGTAAAGCTGATAAAAGATGCTATGGTATGTGCTACTTAAAAAACAGACGGTCTGGCTTTTCTTTTATGTCATCAGCTGAAACAGTTAACTTAGCTACAATATCAAGTGATAGTAGATATGGTATATTATCAAAAAGTGGAGCAGATGCAAAGAAAATGTTTACAGACAAAGTTGTACCAATATCTGTTAACTATCCGTTTTTCTTTAAACCGATACAAGATGGTATGGATAGACCTAAGTCTGAGCTTGCTTACCGTGTACCTGCGAGTAAGTTTACTCGTAAAAAAATTACTACAAACGAAAAGCAAGAAGATTTACAAGGATTAGATACAACTATAGACTGGAAAAATACTGGTGATAATAGTTATGACGGTGAAAAGCTAAACCTGTTAGTGCATGATGAAAGTGGCAAGTGGGAAAGACCAGATAATATATTAAATAACTGGCGTGTAACTAAAACATGTTTACGTTTAGGTGCTAGAGTAGTTGGTAAGTGTATGATGGGTAGTACTAGCAATGCTCTTGATAAAGGCGGTGATAACTTTAAAAAATTATACAATGACTCAGATGTTAATAGACGAAACCGTAATGGACAGACAAAGTCTGGGCTTTATTCTCTCTTTATCCCAATGGAGTGGAACTACGAAGGATTTATTGACGAATACGGACATCCAGTTTTTAATAGTCCAAGTGATGATGTTTTCGGACCAGACGGTGAATTAATAGATTATGGTATAATAGATCATTGGCAGAACGAAGCTGATGGTTTAAAAAACGATCAAGACGCATTAAACGAGTTTTACAGACAGTTTCCAAGAACTGAAGAGCATGCGTTTAGAGATGAAGCGAAAAACAGTATATTTAACTTAGTTAGAATATACGAGCAGATAGATTATAATGACGGTATAAAACCACCAATTAGTATAGGTAATTTTCAATGGGTTAACGGTGTGAAAGATACACAAGTAATATTTTACCCAGACCTAAAAGGTAGATTTAATATTAGCTGGGTACCACCATCACAATTACAAAATAAAATTAAATTAAAAAATGGAAGCAAATACCCTGGCAACGATCATCTGGGCGCTTTTGGCTGCGATAGCTACGACATTAGCGGTACTGTAGATGGTAAAGGTTCAAAAGGCTCGTTACATGGGCTTACAAAGTTTAGCATGGAAGAAGCGCCTGCTAATCAATTTTTTTTAGAATATATAGCTAGACCACAAACAGCTGATATATTTTTTGAGGATGTATTAATGGCGTTAGTGTTTTACGGTATGCCGTTACTTGCAGAAAACAATAAACCAAGATTATTGTACTATTTACGAAGACGTGGTTATCGAGGTTATAGTATGAATCGTCCTGATAGATCTTGGAACAAGCTGTCAACAGCTGAAAAAGAAATAGGTGGTATACCTAATTCAAGTGAAGATATTAAACAAGCGCATGCCGCTGCAATAGAGATGTATATACAAGGCCACGTTGGTCAAATGCAAACTGGTAGTTATGGAAGCATGTACTTTAATAGAACGTTAAACGATTGGGGTAAGTTTGACATAAACAAACGTACAAAGTTTGACGCAACAATTAGTAGCGGTTTAGCTATTATGGCTTGCAATAGACATTTATACGCACCGAATCCAAACGTTGAAAAACAAAAACTAAACATAAACATATCCAGATATAGTAATACTGGTTATAATTCTAAAATAATAAAATAAATATATGGCAGAGTCTGTTATAAAAAGTTATTTTCCAAGTCAAGTTGTAAGCGATGCTGAAAAGTTAAGCTATGACTATGGTTTAAAAGTTGCTAAAGCTATTGAGACAGAGTGGTTTTACAATGATTATAACCAAACTAGATATACAACTAATAAAAACAATTATCATAACTTAAGGCTTTACGCTAGAGGTGAGCAGTCAATACAAAAATATAAAGACGAGTTATCAATAAACGGTGACTTAAGCTACTTAAATCTTGATTGGAAACCTGTACCTATTATACCTAAATTTGTTGATATAGTTGTTAACGGTATTGCTGAGCGTACATACGATATAAAAGCTTATTCTCAAGATCCTTATGGTGTAGAAAAAAGAACTCAATATATGGAGTCTATATTAGATGATATGAGAAGTTCTGATTTAAATGATTTTACAGAGCAAGCTTTTGGTATTCAAATATCTGAAAATGATCCTGAAACTTTACCTGAGTCTGAAGAAGAACTAGCTTTACACATGCAACTCACCTATAAACAAGCTGTTGAGCTAGCAGAAGAACAAGCTTTAAAAGTTTTAATGGAAGGTAATAATTACGAATTAATTAAAAAACGTTTTTATTACGACTTAACAGTTTTAGGTATTGGCGCTGTAAAAACAGATTTTAATACGTCAGAAGGCGCTACTATTAAATATGTTGATCCTGCTGACTTAGTTTATTCATACACTGAGTCACCTTATTTTGATGATTTATATTACGTTGGTGAAGTTAAAAAAATACCTGTAAATGAATTAGCTAAAGAGTTTCCGTTTTTAGAGCAAGAAGATTTAGAAGATATAATCAAAAACAAAAATTATCACCAAACTAACTATGATCAAGGCTCTGCTCAATACAAAGAAATAGATAATAATAAAGTTCAAGTTTTATATTTTAATTACAAAACTTATATGAACGAAGTTTATAAAGTAAAAGAAACTGGTAGTGGTGCAGAAAAAGCTATAGAAAAAGATGACAGCTTTAATCCACCAGAAGGTAAAGAAGGTAATTTTACAAGATTACACAGAGCTATAGAAGTGCTTTATGAAGGAGCTTTAATACTAGGTACTAATAAACTTTTAAAGTGGGAAATATCTAAAAACATGATGCGTCCTAAAAGCGATTACAATAAAGTAAAAATGAATTACTCTATTGTAGCGCCGCGCTTATATAAAGGTAAAATTGAAAGTTTAGTAAGACGTATTACTGGTTTTGCAGATATGATACAACTTACACATTTAAAGTTACAACAAGTTATGGCCCGTATGGTGCCAGATGGTGTTTATCTTGATGCTGATGGTTTAGCAGAAGTTGATTTAGGTAATGGTACTAATTACAATCCACAAGAAGCGTTAAACATGTTTTTTCAAACAGGTAGTGTTATTGGTAGATCGTTTACGCAAGATGGTGATATAAACCCTGGTAAAGTACCAATACAAGAAATAACAAGTGGTAGTGGTGGTAATAAAATACAAGCTTTAATAGCTAATTACAACTACTATTTACAAATGATAAGAGATACAACCGGGCTTAATGAAGCTAGAGATGGTACGTTACCAGATAAAAACGCTTTAGTTGGTGTTCAAAAATTAGCTGCAGCAAATAGTAACACAGCAACAAGACATATATTACAAGCTGGTTTATTTTTAACAGCTGAAACAGCTGAGCAGTTATCACTTAGAATATCTGACATTATAGAGTACTCACCAACAAAAGATGCTTTTATACAAAGCATTGGCGCGCATAATGTAGCTACATTAGATGAAATGTCTAACTTACATTTATATGATTTTGGTATATTTATAGAATTAGCACCTGATGAAGAAGAAAAAGCTTTATTAGAAAATAACATACAGCAAGCATTAGCTCAACAAAGTATAGAGCTTGAGGACGCTATTGATTTAAGAGATATTAAAAACGTAAAACTAGCTAATCAACTTTTAAAAATACGTAGAAAACAAAAGTTTGAAAGAGATCAAATAGCTCAACGTATGAATATACAAGCTCAAGCTCAAGCTAACGCGCAAGCTCAACAAGTTGCAGCTCAAGCTGAAGTTCAAAAAAATCAAGCTAACGCTCAAGTACAGGCTCAGCTAGAACAAATTAAAGCTCAGCTAGAAGCACAAAAGCAAGCGCAAGAAGTTGAGTATAAAAAAGAGTTAATGCAACTAGAGTTTCAAATGAATATGCAGTTAAAAGGCGTGGAGGTTGACGCTCAAAAAGAAAAAGAAAAACAAAAAGAAGATCGTAAAGACGAAAGAACAAGAATACAAGCAACTCAACAAAGCGAGTTAATTGATCAAAGAAAAGGTGATAAACCACCTAAAAACTTTGAGTCTGCAGGTAATGATATACTTAGCGGAGACTTTGATTTAGGTACATTTGATCCTAGATAAAATTTATTAATTATTATTATATTATATTATGGCAAAAAAACAAAAAGAAAAAGTAGTTGAAAAGACTACTGATAATATTACTAAGGTAAATCTTAGTGCAAAAAAAGAAACAACAGATGACAACATCATCAAAGTAGATTTAAATAACCCACCAAAAAAAGAAATAGATGCCGTTCCAGAGCAAAGCACAGATGAGGTTTCTGTACGCGACCAATCCGAAACTAGCGAAAAAGTACTCGAAGAAAACGTCGAAGCAACAGATGAAAAACCTGCCGGAGAAGAAGTCTCCGAACAAGTTCAAAATGAAACACCCGTTATTGAAGAAGTAACAGAGGAACAAGTTGAAGAACAAGCGGAAGAGTTAGTTGAAGAAACTAAAGAAGCTATATCTGAAGCTCAAGAAACAGGTAAAGAGCTACCAGAGAATATACAAAAACTAGTTGACTTTATGGAAGAAACTGGTGGTAGCGTTGAAGATTATGTTAGGTTAAATCAAGATTATAGTAAATACGATGACAATAGCGTATTAAGAGAATATTATAAACAAACTAAAAAGCATCTTACAGATGAAGAGATTAGCTTTTTAATGGAAGACTCTTTCTTAATAGATGAAGAAGAAGATACTGAAAGAGATATAAAAAGAAAAAAATTAGCGTTTAAAGAGCAAGTTGCCAGCGCTAGAAGCCACTTAGACGGGCAAAAGTCTAAATACTATGAAGAAATTAAAGCTGGGTCAAAGTTGACCTCTGAACAACAGAAGGCTGTTAACTTCTTTAATAGATACAACAAAGAATCAGAAGAGAATCAAAAAGTTGTAGAACGTCAAACAAATACTTTTAAATTAAAAACTGATGGATTATTTAATAAAAACTTTAAAGGTTTTAATTATGATGTTGGTGATAAGAAATATAGGTTTAACGTTAAAAATACAAACGAGGTAAAAGAAACTCAAAGCGACATTAATAATTTTGTCAAGAAGTTCTTGAACAAGAACAATGAAATGGAAGATGCTGCGGGTTATCACAAATCTTTGTTTA